GCACTTAACGAAGTAGTTAAATCCAAAACAGGTGGCCAGCTTGATAATCACTATATGATTGATTGGGAAGAATATAGAAATTGTATCTTAACAACAGCTAATTCAGGCTACAAAAAAATTCCAACAAAAGTTTTTAAAACTTTTAATGTAGAAAATTTGGAGAAGTAAAATATTTTTCCTATATTTGAAATATGGGAAGAAGAAAAAAGTTTGAACCAATAAGGCTTTATACGAATAAACCCGAAGATATATTCAAAAATTATCAACGTGAGATATCAAAAGCAATAATAAATGCCATAGATTACGGCATAAAATCAAAAATTAAAAAAGTTGATTTTGCACAACTAATAATGAAAGAAGTATTAGTTATTACACTTTCCATAGATAGCAGAGAATTTAAAGACCTCATAGAAGAAAACCTACAAACACTAATTGATTTTGAAGAATATGAAGTATGCGCATTAGCAGTTAAATTAAAAGATAAGTTATGAATAAAGGAAAAAAATCTGAAATCTTTTTAGGAGATGGATTGAATTTTACAATAGAAACATCAAAAATAGTTAATACATATGAAAGATTGGTTATATTCAGAGATGGAAGAAAGCTACCCGTTGAATTAGATATAAAAATAGAAGCAAATTTTGAAAATATCCCAATGGAATTACATCAAACGTTTATAAATATGATTACGGCTAGATATGGTGGAGCTATACGGATGCATGATAACACCTCACCATTTAGTTTTAGTACAAAAGTAAAAAAGAAATGGTACGAATTTTGGAAAAATTAATAACAATAAAAACAAACATTTATGGCAGCAATTAATGAAACAAAGGTAGAAAGTAAAGAAATGGTTAACAGCCCGGAACACTATGGTGGAAAGGATAACCCATACGAAGTAATTAAAGTATGTGAAGCATGGGGATTGGATAAAGATGCATACCTATTTAACGTAGTAAAATATGTAACAAGAGCAGGTAAAAAAAACCCACAAACCGAACTGGAAGACCTAAAAAAGGCAGTATTTTACCTAAATCGTAAGGTAGAAAACCTCCAAAAATAAATTTGGTAATATCAAAAAAAAGTCGTATATTTATAGTAATAAAAGATGAAAAAGTTATATTTAGATATAGGAATATATCAGTATAAACCTCAACTTTAAAAACAATTTTAAACCTTAAAAACAAAAAAAAATGGACATTTCATTGGCCCTTAAGAGATTCAATTCTCTTCAAAGCAACACAAAAAAGTCTGACTCAATTTGGAAGCCAGCAAACGGAAAATCTTTAATCCGTATCGTACCGTACAAGTTCAACAAAGACATTCCTTTTATCGAACTTTACTTTCATTACAACATTAATAACAAAACTTATTTGAGTCCAATGTCTTTTGGTAGACCCGACCCGATTGTTGAGTTTGCAGAAAAACTCAAACGAACAGGAGATACTGATGATTGGAAAGCAGGTAAGAAGATGGAACCAAAGTTGAGAACTTTCGTACCAATTATTGTAAGAGGTAAAGAAAATGAAGGAGTAAAATTCTGGGGATTCGGTAAGACAGTTTATCAGGATATTTTAGGATATATCGCTGACCCTGATTACGGAGATATTACAGACCCACATATAGGTAGAGATATCGTATTGGATGTAACATCGGCTGAAGAATCAAACGCAGCATATCCAACAACCGCAATCAGAATCAAACCAACACAAACCAAACTTTCTGATGACCCTGCAATTGTTCAATCTCTATTAGAGAATCAAAAGAATATTACAGAGTTGTATTCAGAACTTTCATACGCTGAGTTGAAATCAGTATTAGAAAATTGGTTAAACCCATCAGCTGTATCAAATGATGATGAAGTTGTTGAAGAATTGGAAGCACCTAAAACAAAAGTTGTAGCAACACCTACACCTAAAGCAAAATCAAATCCCGATGAAGAAGTTGGTGACCTCCCTTGGGAAACACCAGAAGCTCCTAAAGTAAAGGATGATGTAGCATCAGCATTTGATGATTTATTTAATAATTAATAAACAGTTACAATTATGGCCAAAAGAGAAGAAGATTTAGCAAGTTTACTTGCTGACTCTCTAAACAAACAAGCAAAAGACGGTAAAATTGCATACTTTCTAAATGATGATAGTGGCAATGCTCCAACTAATGTAAAGGACTGGTTATCTACGGGTAACGCCTTATTAGATGTGGCAATTTCAAATAGACCTTATGGAGGCTTGCCTGTTGGCCGTATAGCAGAAATAACGGGGTTAGAGCAGAGTGGAAAATCTCTGCTCTCTGCCCATCTGTTAGCAGAAACCCAAAAGAAGGGTGGTGTTGCTGTTTTGATTGATACGGAAACTGCCGTTAATAGGGAGTTTTTTGAAGCAATCGGAGTAGATATATCAAAACTTCTATACGTTTCAGTAGATACGGTTGAAGGAATATTCGAAGCATGTGAAACAATTATCGAAAAAGTCAGAAATGGTGATAAAGATAGATTGGTCACAATTGTGGTTGATTCAGTAGCGGCTGCATCCACAAAGAAAGAATTAGAAGCCGATTACGATAAAGATGGTTACGCAACGGATAAAGCTATTATTATTTCCAAAGCAATGAGAAAGATTACCAATATGATTGGTCGTCAGAGTATTTGTTTGGTATTTACTAATCAGTTAAGACAGAAGATGAACGCAATGGCATTTAGTGACCCTTGGACAACAAGTGGTGGCAAAGCATTAGCATTCCATTCATCCGTTAGACTTCGTTTAAAATCTATGGGACAACTTAAAGTTGGAGATAGAATAGTTGGTATCAAAGTTAGAGCACAGGTTGTTAAAAACAGACTTGGACCACCATTAAGACACGCCGATTTCAATATCTTATTTGATAGGGGAATTGATAATTTTAATAGTTGGCTTTTAGTTATGAAAGATAACAAATTGGTAAAGCAAGCAGGTGCATGGTATGAATATACTGATATTGATACCGGCGAAGTTATCAAATTTCAATCTAAGGATTTTGCAGAAATACTAAAAAACGAAGATTTAAAAGACCAGATTTATCGCAGAATTTGCGAAGCAACAATTTTACAATACAGAAGTTCATCAGCGGATGAAGTTGAAATATCAACGGACGTTACACATGAGTCAGATTAATAAGAAGTATTTAGATATACTAAAACAAATAGATGAGGAACACAATGCATTTGGAGACTTACAAAGAAACTCTAAAACATTAATTATAGATGGTCTTAATACCTTCATTCGTTCCTGGTCAACCGCACCAAATCTAAACGATAATGGTGATCATATTGGAGGAATAGTCGGTACTTTAAAAAGTATCGGCTACGCCATCCGTACATTAAACCCTACAAGAGTAGTCGTAGTATTCGATGGTAAAGGGGGTTCTCAAAGCAGAAAAGATATATATTCAGGTTACAAATCCGAAAGGGGTAAGAACAAAATCAAAATGAGATTGAATCGTGCTGCCACCGTTGAAATGAATCCTGAAGAAGAAAGTGCATCTATGAAACGGCAAATGCTTGGATTAGGTGAATTATTATCAGCATTACCTGTTACCATTATGATTTATGATGGAATTGAAGCAGATGATGTTATGGGTTATATTGCTACTCAATTGAAGAAAGAAAATGAGAAGGTTATAATAATGAGTACCGATAAGGACTTCTTACAATTAGTAAACAAAGATGTAAGTGTATATTCACCATCTAAAAAGAAAGTTTACAATATTGATGAAGTGAAAGAAGAATTTGGTATTCATCCACATAACTTTATTAATTTCAGAATGATTGATGGAGATAAATCAGATAACGTAGAAGGTATTGCTGGATTGGGTATTAAATCCATTATTAAAGGATTTCCTATATTAGCAGAAGAAACTACACATACAACCGAAACTATGATTGAATATGTAAATTCATTGAGTAAAAAAATAAAAGCTCACGAATTATTCGAAAATAATTTGGCACTTTGCGAAAGAAATCGTAACTTGATGCAGTTATCGGAACCAACTTTTAGTGGAAACCTTAGAATGAAGATTATGGATAGATTTAATGAACCAACAACAAAGTTTGATAAGCAAACTTTTCTAAAATACGGATTGAAAAATAGAGTATTAGATGGTTTCAAAGATATCAATGATTGGTTACAAAGTACGTTTTCACATATCGCTAAATTTTAAATAACAAAAAAACATAAACTATGGCAGAAAGATTAGCAAAACCGTTAGGAGATAGAGTTCTTCTAACAGAATTAGAAGCAGAACAAAGCACAACCGCAGGTGGAATTATTATTCCAGACAGCGTAAAATCAGAAGATGTTAAGAGAGCAATAGTAGAATCTATTGGTCCCGGCATCTACACTCAATCTGGAATATTAATTCCAATGAATGTAAAAGTAGGTGATGAAGTAATTCTACCACCATACCACCAGGGATTAGAAATAAAAGTAGGTGGTAAAAAATATGTACTATTAAGAGAATCAGAAATTTTAATGGTTATTCAATAATTTAAAAAAAACACGGAGGAAACAATGAAGTGTATTCAAGCAATCAGAGCAGGTAAGTATTCAGACTTAGGAGATATCAAACGAGTAGATGATATTGATGCTCAAGAAAAAGTAACAAGTGGTTACTGGAAATTTATTCCAAAATCAGATTGGAAAATGGCAACTCGTAAATCGGCGCCAGTAGTAATAGAATCTACAAAAACTATATCAGATAATATTATCAAAGAACACGGAGAAGAAACAATTTCGGAAAAACAATTAAGAAGAAAAAAATCTAAATAATGGAAGTAATAGATACACTAGTCAAATATGGCCAATCGTATCAATCTAAAGTTGTTGCTTCTCTTATAACGGATGTTAAGTTTCTTGAACAGGTAACTGAAATCACTAAACCGGCATTTTTTGAATCACAAGCAAACCAATGGATTGTAGATGAAGTACAAAATTACTTCAACGAATTCCGTGCAGTTCCTACAATGGAAGTGTTCAAAATTAAAGTTGGAAGTATTGAGGATAAAGGTTTAAAACAAACGGTAGTTGACCAACTTAAAGCTGTTTATTTACAGGTAGGTGCGGATGACATACCATATGTAAAAAAAGAATATCTTACATTCGCCAAAAATCAAAAAGTAAAAGACGCCCTTCTAAAATCCGTAGACTTACTTAAAGCAGGTAACTATGATAAGATTATAGATACAATGATGGCAGCATCTAAAGTGGGTGTAGAATCCGATTTAGGTATGGACTACATCGATGAATTTGAACTGATAATGGAAGATGTTAAACGTAATTCAGTATCCACAGGATGGGAGGTTATCGATGAACTAATGGATGGTGGTTTAGGCCCCGGCGAATTAGGAGTTGTAATGGCACCATCTGGTATTGGTAAGAGTTGGTTCTTATCAAAGATAGCATGTTCGGCATTACAAAAAGGTAAAAATGTTTTACACTATTCATTGGAATTATCTGAAAGTTATGTAGGACAAAGATACACTACAATTTTGACTGGAATCCAAACATCAGAACATAAAGAACGAAAGGATGAAATTATCAGAAAGATTAAAGGTACATCAGGCAGAGTTCGTATTAAGTACTATCCACCACAGTTCGCATCTTCTAAAACTATTGCAGCTCATATTGAAAAGTTAAAGCAAATAGGATTTTCAGCAGATTTAATCATTATTGATTACGCTGATTTATTAAAATC